ATGACTGTCTTCAAGCGGGATGGTTCCGAGTTCTGGTGGATCGAGTTCCAATACAAGGGGGAGCGCTACCGGCGTTCCAGCGAGTCCGCCTCGAAACGCAAGGCCGAGGAATTGGAGCGCAAGTGGCGTGAGGAACTTCGCGCCAACGCCCTCTTGGGTAAGATCCCCGAATTGGCGTGGGGAGACGCCATAGACCGCTACTTCAAGACGGTGATTGAGCCGCGTAGGAACGAAGGAGCGGCAAAGCGTGACTTGTACGTTCTGAGCGTCCTCAAGGCGGAACTTGGCGCGGCTACCCTTATCAGCACTCTTACCGCACCTGCCATCGTGGAGTACCGGGGCCGACTCCTAGGCGTTGGCAAAGCGCCAGCCACGGCGAATCGGTACCTTGCGACTATCAAAGCGATTCTGCGCAAAGCGCATACGGAATGGGGTGCTCTAGCGGTTCAACCCTCTTTCAAGCTCCTGAAGCTCAGCAATGAGCGGTATCGCTGGTTGACCGACGAGGAGGAGGATCGACTCCTTATCCACTCCCCGGTCCATCTGCGCGACCTGTGCACCTTTCTCATCGATACCGGTGCACGGTTGTCGGAGGCTACGACGCTTACCTGGGCAAACGTCGATATGGAGCGTCACCCCCGCCCGTTGGTCAAGTTCATGGATACCAAGTCGGGAAAGCCCCGATCCGTGCCTCTGACCAAGCGCGTTGATGACATGTTCCGGCGCCTTCGCGCCAACAAGCCGAGCGGAGTGGAGCGGGTGTTTTTATACCGCCCCCTTGGGAATGATCGGCTACGGGAGGTGAAGAACGGGACGAAGGTCACACCGTTCCGTAATCCGCATGGTGCATGGTACAAGGCTACAACAGATGCAAGGTTGGATGACCTGAACCTGCATGATCTAAGACATACCTTTGCGTCTCGATTGGTCATGCGGGGGGTGCCGTTGCTGACTGTTTCAAAATTACTTGGTCATGCCACAATTCAAATGACAATGCGATATGCACACCTTGCGCCAGACGCTTTTGATGCAGCTATCGAGGCATTGGAGTGCAATCGTGTCACAGATACGCCGAATATGTGAGTTGAGGTGCAATAAAGTACTTTAATGAGTGCCTCTAGCGCTGAACATGGGCACAAAAAAAGAGGGTATACCGTCTCCGGTATACCCCTTGAGTTGCGCGGCGTCTCCGATATTACCGCCGCGAAGTCGATTTCTTGCCCTTTGTGCGGGCGGGCGTTGGTTCGGCTGGAGTGTCCTCAACAGCCTCAAACATGTCTGCATAGACGTGGAGAAATAGCATCTCGTGGAACTCTGCCAGCGTCTCCGCGTCGTCTTTGCAAGCCTCCCAAGCCTCGACAGGGAGGAACCATGCGGCATGGTCCGCGATCTTGTCGAGGAAGTCTTTTACAGCGGTCCCTTGTTCTACCAGGGCCTTCGTTGCGTCGTCAAAGCGTGGGATGAAATCGTTAAGCCGCTTTTCGGCGTACTCCACGGCTAGCCCTAGGAATTCGTCATAGCCTTCGCTGTCGATTCCGTGTTCCGCCATGTAGATTTCCGACCATGCACGCTGTAGAAGTGATTCGAATTTTACGTCGTGTAGGTGGGCGGGGATTTCACCAATCAACACTTGGTGATCTAGGAAGTACGCCGACGCGGCGAACTCTTGCGCTTGGCGTTGCCGTTCAGCCCTTCCCATAGGTCGGGGGTGATGATCTTGCGGGCGTACGCCTTGGCGAAGACGGGGAACCGGGCGGCGTTGTTGCGCTCCAGATGGCGCCCCTTGGTCTTGACGGCGTTGGCAGCGTGCGCGGACAGGGCGTTGACAAAGGCCGTATAGTCCGTGAATGCGGTTTGAATAAATTGCGTGGTCATTTGATATGCTTTCGTTTCGTCTAATGATGAGTCATGGGGGGATTAGTCCCGTCTAAACGACGGGACTGGGTAGGGCATTTCTTGCCGCTAGAGGCTATATTATACCAAAATTGGCCGGATGAATGAAGTACCAGGCACAAATATTTAGCCGAATAGAGCGTCATCTAGCTTTGAAGTGAAGGCTTCGCCACATTTGTGCGCGGCGTCATCAAGTTCATCCGTTCTTTTCTTCATATATTCGATGAGGCGAGTGCCCAACAGAGTGGCAAGAACGTTGTGAATTATGTCGCCATCCACGGTGAATTTCCGCCTGAATGGCGTACCCTTGAGCCAATAATCAGCTAAATCCTCGATTTGGTCGTTAAAGTCAGGGGTGGTTTCGATGAGGATGTGCGCTAGTTCTTCTTTGAGTTCTTCGAAGCGCTCGGGTGTTGGGTCGTACTTTAGTTCCCACAACATATCTTCCGCATGGTCTTCGAGGTTGCTAGTGCACTGTTCCATGAGAATGTTTAATTCGTGGAGGTATGCGCGGAGCCTGATGTTCTGTCCGCGCAATCCGTCGTTCTTCACGATCTTCAAGATTTGCCAGTCAGGAAGGCCCTTAAGCATGGGATACCCTCCGGAACTCCGCTACTTCGTCGGCGTTGGGGCAACCAAATTCCGCAGCGTGCTTGTCGTAATCCGGGTATAGGCCAACGATTCGCTGTTCAATCGCGTCTGGCGTGACGGTGGTACAGTGGATTACGCCACCGATGCACATACGATACCGATTCTCGGTAACCATCTCATGTTGGACCATCGCGACCTTGACCAGACGTTCGTCTGGCATCTCTGGAGGGAGCGGGCGGGTTTCACCGTTGAGGTGGGGATGTAGGTGCATCCCGTGCGGTAGGTCGGTGAAGGTTGATGAGTCGTCCGTGATCTCCCAGCGGTAGGCCGCGAGCCTCCCTTGCCGGGTGGACCAACCCATAATGACCGTCTCGGACGTTAGGTCGGGGGCCTCGGACGCCTTGCGGCGTGGGAGGTAGTCATACCAACGGTTCAGCAGCGGCGCGGCGCTATCAATGTCCTCGAACTCGTATAGGTTATTCAGGATGGCGGCATTGACCAGACATTGACCGCGCTGCGCAACGGCCATCGCGCCGATGATGTGAGTCTTTCGGTCGGTCAAACTCACTGGTGCATTCCTCCGATACTGCAAAGTATCAGAGGTGCATAGAATGCGATTGGGGTAGAAGAATAGGTTTACAACGCTCATGTTATGCTAGAGCCTTTTCAAGTTTCGCCCTGAATTTCTTTCGCGCCTCTGGCGTATCTGGAAATTCCTCGGCGCTAGTGGACATTTCTTCGAAGACGGCTTTTAGGCCGCTGGCCGTATCGGTCGCGTCTTTGCGTGCGCGTTCAAATGCCGTTTCGATTTCAGGGGTAAGGGCCTTGCCGGACTTTTTCAGTTCAGCGTAATGCCGCTCGATTTCCTTGAGCCGCGAAATGGCCTTCTCCTGCGGCGTAGCAGTCTCGTCCACAAGGTTGCGGGCGTAAGCGGCGGAATCGGCATAGGCACGGGCGGCTTCACCGGCTTCAAGGCGTAGGCGGATTTCTTCGCGGAGTGCGTCTAGCTCCTTGGCCTTGCTGTCCAATCCGAGTTCGCGGAGTTGCTTTTCAACAGCGATTTCGCGGGATACCCGTGCGTATGCTTCGGCTCCTTGTAGGGTAGATTCCGCTAGGTCCTGTTCTCAAACTCTGAGCCATAGTCGGATAGCCCCGATGTGGACCATGGCGAGGTAGTTGGCGGCGAGTTTCTCGTATCGGGTGGCGATGCGACGGAACTGTTTGAGGCGGTTGATCAGGCGCTCGATGGCGTTGCGGGAGCGATAGGCGGCCCAATCCACCAGAGCACAGGGCTTCTGGCTGGAGGGCTGTGGGATCACCACCCCGATCCCGCGCCGACGCAGGTAGCGGCGGATGGCTTGGCTGGAGTAGGCGCGGTCAGCGACCACGCGCTCGGGTCTTTCCCGCGGTCGTCCACCTGCCACTCGGCGCACTGCGACCGCCTCCATCAGCACCGTCAACGCGCTCTGGTCGGCGGCTTGACCGGGGCTCAGCACGAAAGCGAGCGGTTGGCCGTGGCGGTCGGCGCGCAGGTGGATCTTGGTTGAGAAGCCGCCGCGCGAGCGGCCAAGCGCTTGGTTCAACTGCCCCCTTTTGCGCCGGCGGCGTGCTGGTGGGCGCGGACCATTGTGCTGTCGACTTGGTGCAGGCTCCAGTCCAACTTGCCGGCCTCATCCGCCTCGGCCTGAACCAGTTCCAACACGCGCTCCCATACCCCGGCCTTGCGCCAGCGGTAGAAGCGGTTGGCCGCCGTCTGCCAGGGACCGTACTCGGCCGGAAGATCGCGCCAGGGCGAGCCGGTGCGGTTCACCCACAGGATCGCCCGCACGGTGCGCTCCAGGTCCCGCGCCGGCCGGCCCGTCCACGGGCGTTCCGGCGGAAGCAACTCCAGCAAATGCTGAAGCTGCTCATCGCTCAGTTCAGATCGTGCCATCCCCCTTCAACAGGGCACAGCCAAACCCTCACAGCCTTTGAGAACAGAACCTAGGGGAGTTGGTGGATGGCTTGGCCGAGGTTTGGGGGCTTCCGAGAACATCGGTGGACGCATACGCCAAGCCTCTGCGGAAAGCCGGCCTTATCTCGTCGTCAGGGCGTACCGGCCCTGGGGCGCCCGACATGACCGTCAATGATGCAACACATCTTCTGCTGGCGTTCCTGGGAGGCAGCACGACGAAAGCAGTCGAGAGGGCAAGGTACATTTCAGCTCTTCGATTTAGGCGTTTCACAAATGATGGGATGTCAGAGAATAAGGCTTTTTTAGATTTTCTAGGTATTACCAATAACCATACATTCTTTGATTTAGTTAGCTCTATGATCGAGATCGCCAGGGTTGGCGAGTTGGTTACAAGAATAGCTAGGAAGGTTACCCCAAGCACTCTTCCTATTGGGTATCTTTCGATAGCATTCGATGATTCCAAAGGATCAGTAAGTGTTCGATTTTTGTTCGGAGAGTACTCAAATAGTATTGAGTATGAAGGCGTTCTTCATGGCGACGCGGAAGATATTTTTGGTGTTCTGATTGGTGATGATCTAAGGGCGGTTGCGGATTACTCGTATAAATACAGCGAGTCTGACCTAACAGTATCAAGAAAGATCACTTCAAAGACCCTGAACAAGATTGCAGAAATACTCAACAGGTAGGACGACGATGCAGAATGCCGAACAGCGGGTAATCCCCGCCACTCATGAGCTTTGCCTTGCGGTCGCCAAGGCAACGGTTCGCAAGCCGACATCATCGGGTATGTCCATCGCCATGCATGTTGGCGACCATCTTGCCGACAGGTTGGCCGAGGAGCTGATGGCTATGTTGATTCAGGTCATCCCGGCCGCGATAACGGATACCATTTCCGCCGATCTGATGCCCGGCGCGGACAAGATTGCGGGATTTCTTGGGATGGATAGGCGGACCGTTTACCACCTCGCGCAAACCGGCAAAATTCCCGTCTTCCGGATGGGCAACACGATCTGCGCCAGGAAGTCGACGATCCTACGCTGGATCGCTGATCAGGAAAGCAGGGCCAGCGGTGGGACCGCCAGCATGAGCTGACGGTCCCACCACCTGACCGGGCGCCGCGCCAACGGCGTTCCAGTCGGCTCAATCGCATTGGAAAGGACACGAAAATGAGCGACCGCAATATGCGGGCGACGGGTGCGCTCGTCCACAATTCATGCGGTGATGGCACCACCATCGACCGCGCCCATACCGACCGCGCCACGCCGAAGCCCGCCGCCCAGATCACCAAGGCGGGATTCAGCGTTCCCGAGTTCTGTCATGGGGTCGGAATCGGCCGCAGCAAGGTCTACGAACTGATGACCGCCGGGGCGATCCGGTTCGTCACCATCGGGCGCCGCCGCATCATCACCGACTCCCCGGCTGAATTCTTGGCGCGGGTTGCCGATGCGGGGAGGGCCTGACCATGGCCGACACCAGCATCACCAACCCCGGCCATGTGACGTGGCATTACGCCGAGGGTGACGGCACCCGGGCGCCCGGCGTCGTTGGAATGACCGTCAGCCTCGGCGAGGGGCGGCACCTTTATGTCGGCGAGGTTTCGCAGGAACACCTCGCCGACCTTGACCCGAACCTGGACCTCCCCGCTGACCCCCGCGGATGGTGGATCACACTTGACACCGGGACCGGTCCGGATCTGGTCGCCAAGCCGATCGACATCTCGGCGGGGCATTGGCTGATTCAGACCCTGGGCGTTGCCATGGAGAGTTGCCGGCGGGCGGGCGGCTGCACGAACAATGGCAGCGAGATGGAGGCCGTCAACATCGGCGCCGGGGGTGCGGCATGACCGTGCTCGACAACAACAAGCTGGGCAAGGTGCTGGCGCTGGCCGGCTCCGACCAGGACGGCGAAGCGCTGGCCGCGCTGCGGAAGGCGCGAGACATGCTGAAGGCCGCCGGGATGACGTTTGGCGACCTGACGGTGAAAGGGGTGGACGCCCCCTGTTCCGTCGCGCCGACAGGTCCGGTTTTCACGAACCCCTTCGCCGGCTTCGAAGACCGCATGGAGGCCAGGGAACCCGGCTGGAAGGCGAAGCAGGCGGCGGCGCGCGCCGAGCAGATTCGCAAGGAGGCCGCGGAGCGCGAGGCGGTCCTCGCCAAGTACGGTTCGGAGCAGAAGGCCAAGCTGCCGAACGAGCGGGAACGGCTGCTGAACAAGGCCGTCAGCCACCTGTGGCGGAAGATCGGCAAGGACTACGCCAACGGCACGTTCAGCGTGGACAGCCTGGACGGATGGACGGGCAGCTACGGCGACAAAATGCCGGACACGGTGCGCGCCGCTGTCGAGACGGCCTACCTGATGCCGGTCACCCTTCGGGAGGCGCAGGATGAATACAGATTCTGGCGGGAGCGCGACCGTGAACTGGAGCGGGTGTGGTGTGCGCCCGGGGAGGTGGGTGGCGACACCTACCTGGACCTTCCGGCTCTCGCCCGCGAGCAGATCATCAACGACATGCTGCGCAAGGGTCCCATCGCCACGCTGGACGACCTGCTGGTGCGGATCGAGATGGCCGTCGAGTTGGACGGATTCGCCGAAGACGCCGCGCCAAGCATCCTTGAGGCCTTCAAGCGACTTGTGCCGAACATCCCTGCGCCCGCCGCTTTGAATGGACGGTTCAGTCTAGCCGATATCGAGGCAGATGCCGTCGGCGTCATCAAGTCCGTCGCCGTTGCGCACCCCGATCTGTGCTGGACCGGCTTCGGTCCAGATCCGCACGCGGTGAAGCGAGAGGGCAATGCGGAGATCGTGTTCAATAAGGCCCGCGCCGACATGACAGCACCGTGGCAGGTCGGCCAGTTCGTCCGGGCCGCGCAGTTCCTAGACCAGGCACCCCGCAGGAAATCTGTCCATCCCGGACGTACGTCATACGGCTGGAAGCACGCCGCTGAACGTTGGCACCGGCACCAGATCGCAGCCCGCACCGGCGTTCCGGCCAATCGCGTGATGGACGATGTCTACGTCTCTGATGGAATGCTGATCGCCGCCGCGCTGGCGCTGGGGTTTGTGGTTGAGCGGATCGGCGGAACAATCGATGCCCGAATCAGCCTGTCGGAGCACGCGGCGCGGGGGTTCTGATTTATGCATGACGCCCGCCACGCCACCATCCCCTTCGAGGACATCAACGCCGCCGCCCTGGCCGCCTATCCCGGCCTGCTGGCGGAGTGGTTCCCGGCCGGACGGCTGGCCGGTCACGAATTCCAACTCGGCGACCTCTCCGGGAAGCCGGGCGAATCGTTGTCCATCAACGTCAGCACCGGAAAGTGGGCCGACTTCGCATCCGATGCCAAGGGCGGCGATCCCATCAGCCTGTTCGCGGCAGCGTTCCATGCTGGCGACCGCGTCCAAGCCGCCCGTGAGCTGGGGCAAAGGTTCGGTGTCATGGGTGCACCGGCCCCGCGCCCGGCAGCACCCCCGCCGGCGGCACCCGCTGGCGAGGACTGGACGCCCCAGGTACCACCGCCCCCGGGCGCCCCTGAGGCGCCGCTCAAAAGCTGGGACCACGTCTACGCCTATCGCGACGCCGACGGGGCCGTTCTCCGCTACGTCGTCCGCCGTGACGCCCGCGCCGGCGCCACCGGTGCCGGGAAACGGAAGCAGATCCTTCCGCTGACCTACGGCGTCCTGAACGGCAAGCTGGGCTGGCACCACAAGCACGCATCCGCCCCCCGTCACCTCTACGGGCTGGACCGGCTGTCCCGCCCCAAGGCGGTCATCGTCTGCGAAGGCGAAAAAGCCGCTGATGCGGCGCACCGCATGCTGCCCGACAATCCGTGCCTGACCTGGAGCGCCGGTTCCAATGCGGTGCGCCTGACGGACTGGTCGCCCACGGCCGGGCGTGTTGTGGTGATCTGGCCGGACGCCGATGCCCCCGGACTGAAGGCCGCGGCCGAGATCGCCGACGTCTTGCGCGGCGTCGCGAAGAAAATCCTCTTCGTGGACACCACCGGCCTCGCCGATGGCTTCGATGCCGCCGATCTGGAGGTGCCGGACCCTGCTGTGTGGTTGCGGGAGCGGATGCGGGATGAGGCTCCTGCAGCGGCGGAATCCACGGTCGCGCCGACCACCCCAGCCGAGACCGCGGCACCACAGCCGGCTCAGGCTCCAGCCGCACGCACTGCTACACCATCCGATCCACGCCCGCCGGCCCATGATCCGCGCGACCGAGACCAGGACGGCGTTGAAGGGAACGCAGACGCGCCCTTTCGGTGCCTTGGGTACAACAAGGGCGTGTACTACTACCTGTCATTCGGTCACGGGCAAGTGGTCGCGCTGCCGGCATCCGGCCATTCCAAGAACACGCTGCTGACACTGGCGCCTCTGTACCACTGGGAATCGCATTACGCGGGCTCCAGGGGGTGCAACTGGGACATGGCGATCAATTCGCTTTTCCAGACCTGCCACGCCATGGGGGTCTTCGATCCGGAAACCGCGCTGCGTGGTCGCGGCGCGTGGCTGGACGAGGATCGTGCCGTCCTGCACCTGGGCGATTATCTGATGGTCGATGGGCGGCGCGTCGATATCAAGGATTTCGCGACCCGCCACGTCTACGAGATGGCGCCATCCCTGGCCGCCGCGCCCGCCGCCGCCCCGCTGAGCGCTGCCGAGGCGCACCGGCTCCTCGATCTGGTGCAAATGTTCCGGTGGGAGCGGCCTATGTCAGCCTACCTGCTGGCTGGCTGGTGCGTCATCGCGCCGGTCTGCGGTGCCCTGCGCTGGCGCCCGCATATCTGGGTGACCAGCCCAGCGGGATCAGGGAAATCGACCCTGATCGACGAGGTCGTGAAACCCATGTTGGGCGGCATGGCCCTGACCGTCATGTCGGTGACCTCCGAGGCCGGTGTCCGCCAGCGCCTCCAGAGCGATGCCCGGCCCGTGGTGTTCGATGAGGCCGAACAGGAGGATCTCGCCAGCAAGAACCGGATGAAGGGCGTCCTCTATCTAGCACGCGCCGCCTCCGCGGAGGTCGGTGCGGAAATCATCAAGGGGACGCAGTCGCAATCCGGCGCCAAGGCCTATCGGACGCGCTCCTGCTTCGCCTTCAGCTCCATCAATGTCGGGATCGAGCACTACGCCGACGAGACCCGCATCACGGTGCTTGGGTTGGAAAAGATTGATGGGTCCACGCCGGAGCGGCGCAGCCAAAACACCGAACATTGGCGTTCGCTCAAGGCCATGATCGTGGCCACGGTGAAGCCGGACTATGTTGCCGGCATGCTGGCGCGGACGCTGTCGCTGCTGCCGACAATCCGAGCCAACGCCGACACCTTCGCCGAAGCCGCCGCGCAGGTTCTGGGCAGCCGCCGCATCGGTGACCAGATCGGCGCCATGCTGGCCGGCGCCTATAGCCTGCACGGCGGCGGGCGCCTTACCGTCGATCAGGCCAGGGAGTGGCTGGTTCAGCATGACTGGGGCGAACTGACGGCGGCCGATGCCGAGAAGGACGAAAGCCGCCTTCTGGCCACGATCACCCAAGAGGTCGTTCGGGTCCAGATCGGCAGCAATCCGAACGCATCCAGGACGATCGGTGAACTGCTCAACGCGGCCCGAGACGCCGTGGATCGTGACATCGCTTCCGATGAAGCGGCAGCTCTGGGCAGGCTGGGCATCCGCGTCCATTACTGGCCCCCTAACCCAAAGGCGGCGGATGAAGCCCACCGGCCCGGCGGGTGGGGCTTCTACGTCAGCACGAGCCACAAGCAGCTCAAAGCCCTCCTCCGCGACACCCCATGGGGAGCGGGCTGGAGAAGGGCTTTGACCACGATCGACGGGCACCGCCGCCCCAACGGCAACATCAGCTTCGGTGGTGTCTCGACCCCCGCAGTGTGGGTGCCATTCACCGCCTTGTCATCAGACGCCCCCGGAACAGCCTCGGTTGCCATGAATGACTGAGAATTCGGAATTCAGACTCATCCGATAAGCCATTGATGCAGAAGAGAGAACGAGAAAATGAGAGAGAATGCGAAATCCACAAAGAGCTATACACACAGGCGCATATACACACATACACACACTCACACTCATAAATTCATATTATTATATATATCAATAACTTAGACCATGAATTGAGCCTGAATTTGGAATGAGCGCAAGAAAATTGCTCATTCTTGGCGCGACCGCATCCGCAGCTGGTCACTGCGCCTTACGAACCCATCCCGCCCAGACCCCATCCCGCCCAGACCCCATCCCGCCCGTCGAGGAATTCCGATGACGAACCAACCCCTGACCGACGAAGTCGCGGACCGCATCGAGCGGACCTATGACGCGCTGGAGCGGGCAATCGCCTCCGACGAGGCCAAGAGGGCGACCGCCCGCAAGGAGGCCCGAGCCGACTTCCTGGACGCCTTCGGGCGCCGCCGAAATGCCAACGGCGTCGTGGTCGATGTCCATGGCCGGGATCGCGGCACCGCCCAGACCAGGACCAAGCTGCGGCCTGACACGCTGGTCCTGCTGCTGAACCGTGGCCCGGAGCGCGGCTTGTCGCAGGAACAGTACGACGCCGCCCACCTGATCCGCACCGCGGTGCGGATCATCGTCGGCGGCATGGGCCTGAAGGCCTGCTCGATGGAGCGCATGGGAGGCGGTGGCCGCAGCGACGGCGAGACCGAGACGCAATGGGCGATCCGCGTCCAGGAGGACTACAACGCCTGGGTCGATGCCATGGCGGAGCGGGCGGTAGCGGCCAAACGGGCGCGCCGAGACAGCCGGGCATGGCAGACCGGCCCGGTGATGGACATCGTGGTCGACGGCATGACGTGCAACGAGGTTGAGGGAGCCCGCTGCATGCGCAACGGATCGGCCGCCGCGGCCTTGAGAGATGCACTGGACCTGTACCTTGATGTCCGCCGCTCTCGCAAAAGGGCTTGACCGACGGGGAACACTAACCTATCGTTAGAGGTACGTTGCAATACGCAGCGCTGAAACCCGCCCAGCCGCCGCTGAGGCGGGTTTTCTCATTCCGGGGCACCGATGGACGAACCGACAGGCGACAATCCGGCAGCGATCGCGGCGCAGGCCAGCGCAATGGTCCGGCTTACCGGCTGGGTTCCAGCCTCATAGAGCTGGACGCTCCGCTTGGTGATGCCGATGGCGTCGGCGGCTTCCTGTTGCGTCAGGTCCAGGCCCTTGCGCCAAGTCTTGAACTCGTCAGCGGTCATGATAACCTCTTCGGCAAGGAGGTGACGCGCTTCCGTCCTTCTGGGAGGTGGAGCCGGTTTTCCGGCCCCACCCTTAGGCCCCCTAGCTTCTGTCCCTGGTGTCCAGTTCAATCTCGGCGGTCAACCTGATCTTGAACCGGAATTTCGGGAAGAGGCTCTTGAGCCACCTCAGAAAGTCCACTGCGCGTCACCTCCCTTCGGTTTGTCGTCCGGGACCATCCCCGTCCGACAAGAGAAGAATAGGCGAAATCATTTCGCCAGTCAATCAGAAAAGCGAAACAATTTCGCCTTTTTGGCCCGCCCGGTCCGCCGCGGCGGGTTTCGTCGTCTCTGGGTTCCGGAGGGCACCATGACCGATCCCCTGACCGTCGCCTACATCGCCCTGGCCGTCTTCGTGTCGGTGCTGATCGGCATCGGTGTCCTGGCCGTGCTGACGTGGCGCGGCGTCTCCCGGTCCATCGCCCGCATCTCGGAGCGGATGGAGGCCCGGCGGGCGGAGTTCGAGCACGGGGCCGGGCTGACGGGGCGCCGCCTGCCGCTCTGAGGGCGCGTCGCCCCGAAAAATCGGCCATCTATGACCTTTTTCATAGTTGACAGACCGATGTTGCCCCGACCCGACCGAACAGGGCCGCGGGTCCTTCCCGGCGGCTGGGGAATACGGGTGGCAAAGGCGCGGTCGTCGTCCAGGTATGAAAATCCCATAGGGGGGTTCCGCTTCCGGTTCGGCCTTCCGGTGAGGTGTGAAGATGGCAACCCAAGCCGAGATCGCGGCGCACCTCGACCTGTCCGACCGCAGCGTCCGCGAGCTGAAAAACCGGGGTGTTTTCAGCGCCAACGGGCGCGGGCAGATGGATCTCGACGCCTGCCGGATCGCCTACATCCGGCACCTCCGGGAGCGCGCTGCAGGCCGCGCTTCGGATGACGCCGAAGCGGAAGGCCTCGACCTGACGGCGGAGCGCGCCCGGCTGGCCCGCGAGCAAGCGGACCACTACGCGATGAAGAACGCCGAGGCGCGCGGCGAGCTGGTCCGGGCCGGCGACTGCACCGCAGCGATGGTCTCGGTGATCGAGATGGCCAAGGCCAAGCTGATGCGCGTCCCGGCCAAGGTCGCCAAGTCCGATGGCCGCCTCAAGGACCGCATCGCCGATGCCCTGGAAGACGCGCTGGACGAGCTGAGCATGGCCCGCATCGAAGAGGAAATGGGCGGGGCCGGCAAGGATGGGGATGACGATGGCGACGAATGACGCGATCCATGTCCGCGGTCCGGTGCTGGCCGCCCAAGTCGCCCGATGGCTGGCCGCGTTGAAGCCGCGCCGCCGGATGACCTTGTCGCAGTGGGCGAACAGCCGCGCCCGGCTGGAGGACGGCACCCGCTACCGCCCGTTCCCTTTCCAGGTCGGCATCCAGGACGCCTTCACCGACCCGGAGGTGCGGCAGATCTCGGTGCTCAAGGCCAGCCGCATCGGTTACAGCCAGATCGTCAAAAACTTCATCGCCTACTGCGCCGATCAGGCACCAAGCCGGGTGCTGGTCTACCAGCCGACCATCGACGACGCCGAGGACTTCGCCAAGGACGACGTCGCCAAGTTGATCGCGTGGCCGGCGGTGCGCCGCCTGTTCTCGACCAAGACGCGGGACAGCAACAACACGATCCGCTCCAAGCGCTTCCCCGGCGGCTGGATCAAGATCAAGGGGGCGAACAGCCCGAAGGAGTTCCGCCGCATCACCGCCGACAAGGTGATCCTGGAGGAGGTGGACGGCTACCCCCTGACCGCCGGCATCGAGGGCGATCAGGTCGGGCTGGCCTTCAAGCGCTGCCTGACCTCGGACGAGCCGCTGAAGGCGGCGGGCTCAACCCCGACCGTGAAGGGGACGAGCAAGATCGAGTCGCTGTTCCTTCAGGGCACCCAGGAACACCGCTACGTGCCTTGCCCCTGCTGCGGCGAGATGCAGATCCTGGTGTTCGGCAACGGCACCGGGCCGGGCATCCGGTGGGAGCCGAAGGAGGTGCCGGCCAAGGCTTGGTACGTCTGCGTCAACGGCTGCGTCATCGAGGAGGACGCCAAGGCCGGAATGGACGAGCGCGGCGAGTGGCGGGCGCACGCCCCGCAGAACTGGCCGCATCGCTCCTTCCACGTCTGGGCCGGCTACAGCCAGTTCGCCGGGGCGTCCTGGCTGGAGATCGCGCGGGAGTTCGTCGCCGTCCGCAAGGACCCGAACAAGCTGCGCGTCTTCGTCAATCAGGTGCTCGCCGAGACCTACGAGGTGCGCGGCGAGGCTCCGGCGTGGCGCCAGCTCTACGACCGCCGCGAGGACTACCAGGGCGTTCCCGCCGGCGGGCTGGTCCTGACCGGCGGCATCGACGTCCAGAAGAACCGCGTCGAGCTGTTCGTCTGGGCCTGGGGCGCCGACTGGCAGTGCTGGCTGGCCGACCACATCGTGATCCCTGGCAATCCATACGAGGCCACGGTCTGGGACGAGGTCTCGCAGGCCATCCTGGGCCGCTGGCGCCACGCTTCCGGCGTGGAACTGGCGCTGTCCAAGGTCGGCGCCGATACCGGGTTCGCCACCACGCAGGTGGAGGCCTGGAGCCGCAAGCACCCCGGCTTGGTCATTCCGGTGAAGGGCGCCACCAGCCTCGGGGCGCCCTCCTTCTCGTGGTCGAACGTCCGCGAGGCGTCGCCCAACGGCAAGCGCCGGAAACGCGGTCTCCGCCTCGGCATGATCGGCGGTCACGCCCTGACGCTGGAGCTGTACGGCAAGCTGAGCCTCCAGCCCCCGACCGACGAGGAGCGGGCCGACGGCGCCGGGCATCCGGCCGGCTTCATCCATCTGCCCAAGCTGGCCACCGAGGAGGTGTGTAAGCAGCTCGTCGGCGACCAGTGGATGGAGGATCGGGGGGAGTGGAAGCAGGTCCACGCCACCGAGGCGCTGGACGGCTGGAAATACGCCCGCGCCTGCACCATCGCCATGGGCATGGAGCGCTGGACCGCGGCGCGGTGGGCCGCGCTCGCCGAAGAGTTCCCGCGGCCAATCGTCAAGCCCATCGAGAGCGGGGCTGTAGTTCCGATGTCGGCGCCGGCCGTTCAGCCCGCCGCAATTCCGGGGCCAACCGCCAAACGCCGCCGCATCCCAATGCCCAAGGCAACCTACGCCGACGATCCGTCTCTGTGAGGACCCAATGGCCGATCTCGCCACCCTTCAGGCCCGGCTCGCCGAGGCTGAGGACGCCTTGCATCGCCTGAACATCGGTGACCGGGAAACCCGGATCACCTACGACGGCAAGACGACCGAGTATGCCGACGCGCCGAAGCTGGAGCGCTACATCGCCGAACTCCGGGCGCGGATTGACCGCCTGTCCGGGAAGCCCCGCCGCCCGCTGTACATGAGCTTCTGATGCGCAACGCTGTCCAGATCCTCGACCGGCACGGCAACCCGATGCCCGCGCCGCGCCGCCGCGCCGCGTCCGACACGTCGTATGACGGCGCGTCGATGACGTCGCGCGAGCTGGCGTCTTGGCAGGTGCTGCCGACATCGGCGGACGCCGAATTGCTGCCCGAGTTGTCCACACTCGTGGCCCGTTCCCGCGACCTGTCGCGCAACAACGGCATCGCGGCCAGCGGCATCCAGGCCATCCTGGACAACGTCGTCGGCATTGGGCTTCGCCTGAATTCGACTCCCGATTACCGGGCTTTGGGTAGGGACAAGGCATGGGCCGACGCCTGGAGCGCCGCCGTGGAGGCGAAATGGCGGGCCTGGGCGGAGACGACGGATTGCGACGCCGCCCGAACCCTGAACTTCGCCGGTCTGACAATGCAGGTCGCCCGCGCCGGCCTGCTCAATGGCGAAGGACTGGCGTTGCCGCTCTGGCTGCCGAGCCGCGACAGGAAATACGCCACCAGCATCCAACTGGTGGAGGCGGACCGCCTGTCCAACCCGCTCGGCCAGCAGGATAGCGCCACGTTGCGCGGCGGCATCGAGATCGACCGATATGGCGCCCCGCAGGCCTATTGGGTCCGCAACAGCCATCCCGGCGACCTGCTGACCTGGGACCCCGGCCTCTATCAGTGGACGAAGGTTCCGGCCTTCACCCATTGGGGCCGGCGGCAGGCGATCCATGTGCATGACCGCGAGCGGACCGGACAGAGCCGCGGCAAGCCGTTGCTGAGTTCGGTCCTGGCGCAGTTCAAGACGCTGGACAACTACAGCAAAGCCGAACTTCAGGCGGCTGTGGTGAACGCGATGATCGCCGCGTTCATCAAGAGCACGGAATCGATCGATGACCTGAAGGAGTTGTTCGGGGGACCGGATGAATACCTTGCGGCCCGAGCCGAACACGCGGTCCGGCTGAAAGCGGGCGCGGTGCTGCCGCTGTTCCCCGGCGACGAGGTGCAGCCCTTTACCCCGGCCCGGCCCGCCGCGGCCTTCGACGCCTTCACCAAGTCGGTGCTGCGCCACATCAGCGCCGGCCTGAACATCCCCTACGAACTCCTGATGAAGGATTTCACCCAGACCAACTACTCCAGCGCCCGCGCCGCCCTGCTGGAGGCATGGCGATTTTTCAACGGCCGCCGTCAGTGGCTCGGCACCTATTGGGCGTCGCCGGTCTTCGAGCTGTGGCTGGAAGAGGCGGTGAACCTTGGCGAAGTCGAGGCCCCCGACTTCTACCAGAACCGCTACGCCTATTCGCGCTGCCGCTGGATCGGTGCCGGCAAGGGCTGGGTCGATCCGGTCAAGGAGGCGCAGGCCGCCAAGCTGCGGATGGAGATCGGCGTCTCCACCCTGGAGGATGAGTGCGCCGAACAGGGCAAGGATTGGCGCGAAGTGATGGAGCAGCAGGCGAGCGAGCAGGCTGAGCGCCGCCGGCTTGGCCTGCCCCTGTTGGCCCAGGCGCCCAAGCCGAACGGCGCCACAGTCGATCAGGCGACGCCCGACGATCAGACTGGAGACGAATGATGCTTCTGATGCCCGAACCCGGTCCGGCCCTGTTGGCGCCGGCCTGGGTGCCGCGCGCCGCCGCCGTGGTGGGCACGAGCGGTGACCCGCCCAAGGGGGCCGTTTACATCGGTGACATCGGCGCAGGAACGCGGCCATACGAGGTCGTCAACGGCGTGGCGGTGATCGGCGTCTCCGGCGTGATCGTGCCAACCTACTGGTATATCGGCTCGCCCTACGTCACCGGCTGCAATGGCCTGCGCCTGCAGCTCGCCATGGCCTTCGAGGACCCCTCCGTCCGAGCCATCGCCCTGGTGGTGAACAGCGGCGGCGGCCTCGTCAGCGGCATCGCCGATCTGGCCGACTGGATCACCGAGGCCAAGGCCGCGGCGGGCAAGCCGGTGGTCGCCATCCTGGCCGAGTTCGCTTATTCGGCGGCCTACTGGCTGGCCAGTGCCGCCGACAGCATCAGCGTGCCCCGCACCGGCGGCGTCGGCTCGATCGGCGTCATCATGGTGCATTGGGACCTCAGCGCCGCGCTGAAGGAGGTCGGCATCAAGGCGACGATCATCGCCGCCGGCGACCGAAAGGCCGACGGCAACTCCTATGAGCCGCTGCCTGACGAGGTCCGTGACCGCTGGCAGGCGGAGTGCGAGGACATCCGTCGGCTTTTCGCCTCCTCCGTGGCCCGATATCGCTCCGCCGCGGGCGCGTCACTCGACACCGACAGCGTCCTCGCCTCGCAGGCCAGGACCTGGGAAGGCCCGGCGGGGACGGCGGAAGCGGTCACGTCCGGCTTCGCCGATGCCGTGCTCGCCCCCGACCAAGCCTTCCGGGCGCTTCTCGACACCCTCACCACCTGATGGAGCTATCCATGAAGAACCTGTTCGCCCACCTCATGGGCGACACCAAGCCGGCTGCAGCCACGCCGCCCGCGCCCCCCGCGTCGCCGGAGGCATCCGCCCCGGAGAAGCCCGCCGCCGCGGCGCCGACTGGCGGGGCTCCGGCGGGGGAGGCCACCCAGGCCCCCGGAGACAAGCCCGCCGCGCCGCAGGCGTCCGCCGACGATGCGGCGGCCCGCGCCCGGCAGGACGAGCGCGCCCGTTGCGCGGCCATCTTCGCCGACCCCGCCGCCGCGGGGCGCGTCGCCATGGCCGCCACGCTCGCTTTCACCACCGATCTCACCGCCGAGCAGGCCGTCGCCGTTCTGAAGACGGCCCCCGCCGCGTCCACCACCACCGCCCCGGCCGGAAACCCGTTCTCCGCGGCGATGGGTGCGCTGGGCAACCCCGATGTCGGCACCGACACGTCGGGCGGGGATGGGGATGACCCCCAAGCCCTGGTCGCGCAGATCCTGAAAGCCGGCGCCTGACGCCGGCTTTCGCCTTTTCTGGAGAACCACGATGGGCATTTTCAAGCCGGGCGTCAGCTCGGAGAGCTACGCGCCGGACCTCCTTCTGGCCGGCGATTTCCCGCGCGTCACCCGCAGCGTGACCCTGGTGTCCGGACAGAACCTCGTCCGCGGCGCCGTCCTCGGCAAGATCACCGCGTCGGGCAAGTACGCCCTCAGCGCCTCGGCGGCGTCCGATGGCTCGCAGACCCCGGTGGCTGTCCTGGTGGACGACTGCGACGCCAGCGGCGGCGACAAGACGGTGGGCATCTACGAGAGCGGCGAATTCCTCGGCGCCGCGCTCACGCTCGGCGCCGGCCACACGCTGGCCTCCATCCGCGACGGCCTGCGCGACCTGAGCATCTACATCCGCTGACCGCCGGTCGGCCCCAGCCCCCGTGCGCCTCAGCGCCACGTCACAGGGAACGAGCATCATGAACATCTACGATACCGCCGTCCTCAACGGCGTGGTGCAGAGCCTGAAGCGCCCGAAGGCCTTCCTGCTCAACACCGTCTTCGGCACCATCCAGACCGAGACGGCGGAACAGATCGCCGTGGACATCCTGATCGGCAACCGCCGCGTCGCGCCCTTCGTCTCGCCGCTGGTGGCCGGCAAGGTGCTGACGCAGGACGGCTTCACCACCAAGCTGTACAAGCCGGCCTACATCAAGCCGAAGTCGGTGGTCGATCCGAACCGCGCCTTCAAGCGTCAGGCCGGCGAGCAGATCGGCGGCACGCTGAACCCGCAGCAGCGCCTGATGGCCACCGTGCGTGGCATCATCGAGGACCACGCCGACCAGATCACCCGCCGCCTGGAATTGATGGCCGCGGAAGCCCTGCGGCTCAGCCATGTCACCGTCACCGGCGAGGGCTTCGAGACCCAGGTCGTCAGCTTCGGTCGCAGCGCCGCCCTGACCATCGCCCTGACCGGCACCGACAAGTGGAGCGACCCCGCCAGCACGCCGCTGGACGATCTGGAGGCGTGGGCCGAGCTGGTGCACAAGACCGAGGGCGCGGTCATCAGCACCATCGTCATGGACCCGGATTCCTGGGCGGCCTTCCGCAAGAACGCCCAGGTCCAGAAGCTGCTCGACATCCGTCGCGCGGCGGGAACCCCGGTCGAACTCGGCCCCTCCACCTATGTCGGTGGCGCCCAGTTCAAGGGGAGCATCGGCTCCTTCGATATCTGGGTCTACAGCGAGTACTACGAGGACCCGGCCACCGGGACCGTCACGCCGCTGCTGCCCAGCGGCACCGTTCTGGGCTTTGGCCCGAACGTCGAGGGCGTGCAGGCCTTCGGCGCCAACCGCGACGAGGCGGCGGGCCTGCAGGCGCTGCCGATCTTCGTCAAGAGCTGGGTGCAGGAGGACCCGAGCGCCCGCTTCGTCATGAGCCAGTCGGCGCCGCTGGTGTACCCGCGCCGCCCGAACGGCTCCTTCGCCGCTACCGTGCTGTAAGGAAGGCTGACCATGAAGATCCGCACGCTCATCTCCGTGAAGCATGACGGGAAGCTCCACGCGCCCGGAGTGGAACTCGACGTGAAGGACGCCCTCGGCAAAGACCTGATCGAGGCGGGACGCGCCGAAAAGGTTCTGGTCGAGCCGCCGGCGGACACCGCCGAGACGGAGACCGGAAAGCCCGCTCCGGCGAAGAACTCCAAGGCGTAACAGCCAACCACAGGGGCGAGCGAAGGCGGCCCGTTGGCCGCCTTTCGTCGTTTGGAGGACTATCGATGTCCAGCCCTTTCCAGCGCTCAATCGACAGCGTGTTCCGACGGTTTGGCGTGGACGCCGCCTACACCCCGCCCCGCGGCGGCGCTCCGATGCCGTGCCGTGCCGTCTTCACCCAAGGCGACAAGGAATGGCGCTTCCGGGAGGCCGGCGCTTCCACCCCGGCCCGCATCGCCGAGGTGCGGGCGTCGGAAGTCCCGGTGATGGAGGAGGAAGGCACCCTCACCATCGGCGGGCGGACCTGCGTCATCGGCAACGCCACCCAGCCGGACGCCGACCGGCTGGTGTGGCGCCTGGAGTTGCAGTGATGCCGACCTCCGTCCGCGAACAGGTGCTCGCTGCGTTCGAAACGCTGCTGGGCTCCGTCACCGCGCCCAATGTGCCCGGCACCTTCGCCGTCTACCGCGGGCGCCGGAAGGCGGTTCCCGAAACCAACCTTCCGGCGCTGGTGATGCAGGCCTCCATCATCTCGCAGGACCAATTCAACGCCGGGGTGGTGCGCAACCTGGAGCGCGTGGCCGTCTCGGCGCTGGTCAAGGAAACCACCGATACTGCGCTTGACCAGGCGCTTGCCGACGTCTCAGCCGCCGTCCAGAAGGCCGTCGAGGCGGACCCGACCCTGGGCGGGCTGGTGGTGGACACCAACCTCAGCGAGGCCGATCAGGCGACGGCCAACGACGAGGGCATCGGGGGCATCGGCGAGGCCTTCCTGGCCTTCACCGTCGAATTCTGGACCCGCCCCGGCGACCCTTACACCGCGGCGCCCTGACCACACCCCACACACCGAGGACACTATGAACATCCCGGCCCATCGGGCGGCGGCGGTGGAGCCGACGCCTGCCGATTCCTTCGCGATGACGGAGGACGGCAAGACGGTCATCAACCTGACCGAACAGGAGCGCGCGGCCCGTGCCGCCGCCGAACAGGAGCGCGCCGAGCGCGAGGCCGCCGAGCAGGCGGAGCGCGAAAAGCAGGAGCCCGCGCCGGACGCCGCGCCCCCCGCCGAGCCGCCCAAGCCGGCCAAGGCCGCCGGATCGGCGAAGGCCACCACCACCCAGACGAAGGAGGCCTAACCCATGCCGCTTCGCAGCCGCAATCAGGCCCTGCTGGCCAAGATCGAAACGACCGAAGGCACCGACGCCAACCCCGTCGCTGGCACCGATGCCGTGCTGGTCGAGAACCTGCAGCACAGCTACAACCCGAACATCATCCAGACCAACGAGCACACCGGCAGTCTGGACAGCCGCGGCCCGATCACGGGCGGCATGACGGTCCAGGTTACCTTCGACGTGCTGCTCAAGGGCTCGGGTGCCCCCGGCACCGCCCCGGAATGGGGCAAGCTGCTGCGCGCCTGCGGCTGGGCTGAGACGATCACCTCCACCGCCGTCCCGGCCGCCGCCGAGGCCTGCGCGGCGGGCGGCTCCACCACGACGGCGGTGCTGGGCTCCTCCGCCGGCACCACGGCGCAGCAGTACCGCGGCATGCCCATCGTGTTCACGAACACGGTGGCCGGCACGTCCTTCATCACGGACTACACCGCGGGCAAGACGGCGGCCCTGGCCGACACGATGTCCGGTGCCATCGTTGCCACCACCTCGTACCAGATCCCGGTGAACGTCCGGTACGCCCCGGCCTCGATCAGTATCCCGTCGGTGACGCTCTACCTCTACCGGGACGGCAAGCTCCTCAAGGTGACCGGCGCCCGCGGCGCCGCCACGCTGGAGTTCACCAGCGGCGGCGTGGGGCGGATGCGCTGCACCTTCACCGGCATGTTCGGGTCGCAGACCGACGCCGCGGTGCCCACCACCCTGGTCTACGACAGCACCCGTCCGCCGATCTGGAAGGGGGGCCGAGCGCTGGTCAACCGCGCCAAGGCGGCCATGGCCTCGCTGTCCATCGACTTCGGCAACCAGATGACCAACCCGGACAACCCGAACGCGGCGGAGGGCTACGATCCGGCGATCATCACCGCGCGCAACATGACCGGCTCCTGCGACCCCCTGGAGGAGCTGGTGGCGACCCGTGACGCCATCGCCGACTTCCGGGCCGGCAACGCCCAGCCCATCGGCCTCAGCTACGGCACCGTCGCCGGGAACCGCATCGGTATGACCGTCCCGGCGGGCACCCACACCAACGTCCAGCCCGGCGACCGCAACGGCCTCGCCACGCAGGGGCTTCAGTTCGCCTGCACCGGTCAGGATGCCGGTGCCTTCCTCACCCTGTATTGACCCACCCCGGCCCGACACCGGGAAACCGATCGGCTCCGGCCGATGGGGCGTGAAAGCGCAGCGGGTGGCGATGTCGGCGCCACCCGCACCCCGCCCCTCAACCGACATGAGGTCTCCGATGCTTCCCGTTTCCACCAAGGACGTGATCCGCTTCACGCCCATCCTCGACCAGATCGCGCTGCTCGGAAAGCTCCAGGCGCAGGCCGAGACCGACGAACAGCGTGCCGCCTTCGCCGACCTGATCGCCAAGGCGCAGGGCGAAGCGGACGCCACTCCGCAACCGGTCTATCTGCTGGCCGTGCCGAGCTATCTCCAGCGCGCCGCGTGGCGCCGCGATGTCCGTGCCGCCGGGGCCATGTATCCGGGCGACGCCGAACTGTTCCGGGCGCTGAGGGACGACCTGCGCGCCTGCGCGCCTGCCAACCTGGACGAGTTGCTGGCCGTGGTGGACGAAGCGGAGACGGCCAGCATCGGCGATGTCGATCCCGAGGCGGTGGAGCGGCTGGGCGAGATCGACCGCATCGCCCGCGCGCTCGGCCGCCGCTACGCCGCTCTGGAGGGCGATCGCGAGTTCTTCCTGTCGGTGTCGCCGATCATCGCGGCCCGTCACTTCCTGCTGGGGTGGGAGGGCGTCAAGACGGCGGACGGCACCGACGCGTCGTTCGAACGCCGCGGCGGCCTGACCACCGACGAAACCTTGCAGCACCTGGGCGAGCGGGAGCTGCGATCCGTCGGCGCCAAGATCATCGGCCTGATGCGCGTTGGGAAGGATCAGGAAAAAAACTTCGTCTCGCCGTCGCAGTCGCACGACGGCCGGAAGCCTTCCCCGACGGAGACGAAGCTCCTGACGGAAGCGAATGGGACCTCTTCGGAGAGCGGTACCGGCGGAACCCCCGGTATCTGCTGAGCGAAGGGGATTGGGAGATGGTGCGTTTCTGGCGGTCCTTCCGGCCGGCGCCGGGGCGCATCGGCGGCATGGCGGCGGGCGTCGTGCCGGTGGCCGGCCATCTGCCCGAGGCGGGCGGCTACGGCGATCAGGCCGCGATCATGCTCGACGCCTTCGAGGTCATGAGCCGGGCCGAGGCGGAACTGGTGGAGGGCGAACCATGATGATCGTCGGCCGCATCCAGGGCGACCTGAAAGGCCTGCTGAACGAGCGGTTGGGCGAAATCGCCGACGCCGCCCGCGCGGCCGTGCGCGGCGCGGCGGAAGCGCTGCAGGCGGACCTGCGCGCCCAGGTCCGCGCCGCCGGGCTGGGCACCGGGCTGGAAAAGGCGTGGCGCCTCGACCTTTATCCGAAGAGCGGACGGAAGACGCTGCGCCCCGCTGGCCTTGTCTACTCGAAGGCCACCCGCCTTCATGACGCTTTCGACGCCGGCGAGACGGTGCGGGCGAAGGGTGGGAAGTGGCTGGCGATCCCGCTGGAGGCGGCGAAGAAAGCCGGGTTCGACCGCAGTTCGGAGCGAGACGACCTGACCGCCCGCCGTCCCGGCCCGGTCCCGGCGAAGTGGTCCAACGTCTCCGCCGCCGAAGCGCGTTTCGGCAAGCTCCAGTTCGTTCCGATCAACGGTGGCCGCCGCGCCCTGCTGGTGGCGGACGGCAAGGCGCGGGGCGACGTGCTGGCCCGCGGCGGCGCCGGCCGCGCCACCTCGATCCCGCTCTTTCTTCTGGTGCGGCAGGCCCGCGGGCGGAAGCTCCTCGACATCAGCGGCGCCGCCCAGCGGGCGCAAGCCCAACTCGCCGCCAACCTCTCCAATATCATCGGACGGTAGCCATGGCTGAGAAGAAGGTCAGTGTCCGCCTCGCCGTCGAAGCCGATCGGCTGGACGAGACCAAGCGCAAGCTGGAGGAACTGGGCGTCGCCATCAAGAGCGTTGGAAACGACAACAGCCCGGACAAGCTGCGCCGCCAGTTCGAAGCCCTGGAAGGCCGTTTGGACCCGGTGTCGCGCGCCACGCAGCGGCTTGCCCGCGATCAGGCAACACTGAACACCGCCCTGGCCTCCGGAGCGGTCAGCCAGCAGCGCTACACCGAGTTGATGAACGCCTCTCAGCAGGCGCATGATCGAATGATCGCCGGGCAGACTGCGGCGACTGCGAGCAGCGGCCAGTTCAAGGGCGCTCTCGGCAACCTCGGCCTGCAGCTTCAGGACGTGACGGTGCAGGCCCAGATGGGCACGTCTGCCTTCATCATCCTGGCGCAGCAGGGGCCGCAGATCGCCTCTGCCTTCGGCCCGGCCGGTATCGCGATCGGTACGGTCGTGGCGATCGCCTCCGTCGCAGCGGGGGTGATTTTCGGGCTTGGTAAGACGGCCGATGACACGGCCACCGCATTCAACGATTACGGCAAGGCTCTGGAATTCACGGCCAAGCTGCAGGACGAGCTTGCGCAGGCCACGCGTGGGCAGGCCGCTGCGATGGAGGCGGAAAAGCGCAACATCATCGAGGTCCGCAAGGAGGCTCTGCGACTGGCCGAGGCGCGCATGCTGGCCGCTCGCGCCGCCGCCGCGGACGAGGAGGGTGACGGGCTCCACACCGGCACCGGTATCAGCCAGAGCGCCCGGCAGTCGGCCGCCAACCGCCTTGAGGGGCGGTGGAAGGCCCTGCGCGATGAGTTGGAGATCCTGAAGGCGAGTGCCGGCGACTACAACGGCATGGTCGACCGCATGGTTCAGAAGAACCAGCGGGCGGCGACGGGCGTCACGACGTTGGACGAGGAAATCACCAAGGCCCGCCAGGGGATCGTCGAGCAGACGAAGGCGCTGGGGCTGGAGGCGGACACCTTCGGCAAGTCCAACGCGGAAAAGCTGCGTGCGACCCTGACGCAGCAGATGCTGGCCAAGGAATACAAGACCAGCGCCGACCAGTTGAGTGAGGCGACGAAGCAGACGATCAACGACGCCGTCGCCCAGCAGGACCGCATCGACAAGCTGGAGGCGCAGAAGAAGGCGCAGGAGGATGCGACGCGGGCCGGTGAGCAGGCCGCCCGTCACGCCGAGCAAGAGGATCGGAAGCGCCAGCAGGCGATGCGGACAGCGGACATCTACGTCGACCGGCTGCGAGGCGAGGCCGATGGGCTGGAGCTGACTGAGCGTGAGCGCTTCATCGCCAACAAGGCGTTGGAGCTTGAGCACCAACTGCGCGGCAAGCTGTCGCCGGAGGTGTTGGCGGAGTATATCCGGCAGGTGGAGTATGAGGCGGGAGCGCTCTACGACGTCACCGATGCCCGCAAGAAGAAGACGAAGGCGGATGAAGAGGCCGCCCGCGCACTTGATGCCTACCAGCGCGAGATGCGGACCGTCGCCACGGACATCGCCCGTGACTGGTCGGAAACCCTTTACGACAGCATCGTCCTGAAGGACAAGCGCGCGTCCATCGTGGACAGCTTCCGCGACTTGTTCAAACGGATCGCCATCGAGGCGATCAAGGCGAACATCGTCCTGCCGATCACCACGTCCATCGTGGGGAGCGTGCCGGGCCTGTTCGGCATCCAGTCCCCGGCCAACCAGAACGCCGCCAACCAGAACGGGGCCGCCGGGCTGACCGGTCAGGCCACCGACATGGCCACCAATTGGGGCATGTCCAAGGCCATGAGCTGGGGGGCTGACAAGATCGGCCTGACCGGGATCTACAACGGCGCGCTCAATTGGGCGGGGGAATCGTTGGGGCTTGGCGTGTCGCAGGCAGCCACCACGGCGGCCGCCGACACCCTGGCGGCAAGCGCCGGCGCCGACTTCACCGCGTCGGTGCTGGGCGGCGCCGGCGCGGACGCCGGCGCCAAAGCCGCGGCGGCGGCCACGCTGGCGGAGTCCAGCGGCAGCGCCGCGTCGGCGGCGGGTGGCGGTCTGTCGTCGGGCGGCGCGGCGCTGTCCGGCTATCTCGGCGCCGCCGGCGCCGGCGCGGTCGGCGGCACGCTGGGCGGGATGCTCGGCACCGCCACCAACAGCAAGGCCGTTGGCGGCCTGTCCGGCGCGGCGCTCGGCGCCGGCGCGTCGTCGCTGGCCGCCTACCTGGGTCTTGGCGCCATGGGCGGCCCGGTTGGGCTGGCGATCGGCGCCGTGGTTGGTGGTGTGATGGGAATGATCGGCACGCAAAAGGCCACGGTCGGCCCCAACGCCCAGGGCAACGTCGTCATCAGCGGTGGTCGCTTCGCGGAAGGGCCGTCCGCGGCGGACAATGGTGGCGACGCCACCGGGGTCCGGCAGGCCACGGCGCAGATTGCTGCGGCCTTCAACGCGATGGCGGACGCCTACGGTCTGAAGTCGCCGGACGGCACCTATGGCCTCTTTACCGGTGGCGACAAGGTGAAGGGGAACGGTGTCCGCACGCCCGAGGAGCTGATCCGGCAACTCGTCGGGTCCCTCTCGGCTGACGGGCTGGTTGGCCGCGCTCTGGGGGCGGACGTGGTGAAAGGCACCTCCGACCTGGAGCAGATCAACTCCTACCTGTCTCTGGCCAAGCGCATCGAGGCGACGACGACGGCGCTGTCCGAGCTGGACAAGTCGCTGGGGGGTGTCCAGAAGGCGGCCTTCAAGGCTGCCGCTGATGGGCTCTCCCCGCTGCTGGAGGAGATGAAGAAGGCCGGTGAAATCGGCGCATCGGCGGAGTACAAGGCGCTGGTCTCCGGGCAGGTGACGAGCCTGCTGGACGACATCGCCACCCCGCGGCAGTACACGGAGACCCAAACCGCGGTGGCGACCCTGACCGGGCAGCTGGCGGCCTGGAAATCGGTGCTGGAGCAGGTCAACCCCGAGTTGGCCAAGACCATCGACGCCATCGAGAAAAAGGGGCTGGAGCGCATCTATCAGGGCGTCCGGACCACCTACGACGCCAGCCTGAACGAGGCGCAGGGGCTGGGCTACCGGAACAACCTTCAGGGTGTCCGGGACTACTGGAACGCCCACGCCACCGACATGGTGCTGGCGGGACGGGACCCCAACGCGCTCTACGCGGCGCAGGCGCGGCAGATCATCGACGGGCTGACCGACAGCCAGATCGATGACGTCGTGTCCTACTTCCGCGATCTCGACCCCGTAATGGCCAAGCTGGCGGACAGCCTGCGCGGCACCACCACGGCGGCCAAGGAGGCCCAGAAGGCGGTGCAGGCCAATGCCGACAGCCTGACGGCATGGCTCAACGGCCAGAAGCTCGGGGACACCTCGTCCCTGTCGCCGTGGGAAAAGATGCTGGAGGCGCAGCGCCAGTTCGACGCCGCGATCTCCGCGTCGCGGCAGAACGGGGACATCGCCGGGGCCACGAAGGCCGCCGACGCCCTGCTGTCCGCGTCCCGGCCCGCGCTGGTGCTGGGGACGGAGGCCTACAGCCAGCGGGAGGACTGGATCACCTCCACGCTGCGCAATCTGGGCCACGAGTTGGGCCTGCCCGGCTTCAAGACGGGCGGTTCCTTCGAGGTCGGCGGCTGGGGCGGAGTGGACAGCACCCTGGTCCGCTTCATGGCGACGCCGGGCGAACGGGTCACGGTCACGCGGCCCGACCAGCAGGCGCAGGCGGCAGAGCGGACCGTCGTCGTGAAGGACAACAGCGATGTTGTCCGGGCGCTCAGCCAAGTGGTCAACGTCCTGTCCGCCAAGCTGGACGCAGTGACGGCCGAGCTGGCCAGCCTGAAGGGCGAACAGCGCAAGGGCGACAACCTCAAGCTGGCAGGGGCTGCATGATGACCTGGGGAACCTCTGCATGGGGTGCGGTGCCATGGGGCGTGCGGGGCTTTGCCGCCCTGCCGTCCCCGGCGGCCTTCACCGCGGCGACGCAGGACAGCGTGTGCGATGCCGTGTTCTTGGTCGAGATGCAGCCCGCTACCGGGGCCACGGCGACGGTGGAGAGCAAGTCGCTCACCTGGGGCACGTATCCGTGGGGCACGCTGCCCTATGCGCAGCCGGCGCCACCGTCGATCCGGCTGGACTGGTCGGATCGGGACTGGACCAGCCGGCCGGACGACGGGCGGGCCAACATCCACTTTGAAGGCCGGGTGGAGCCGCCGCAGTTCGACCGGTCCATCCCCATCGTGCCGGGGTCGGGCCGGGCGGCGGTGTCCATCGGCGAGCTGGTGGCGGTCAACGCTGATGGAATCTACGACAGTTACCCGGACGCCTACGCCATCGATGCGACACCGGTCAGAGTCGCCGTTCTGCCGAAGCGGTCCAGCCGCTACAGCGAGGCGGCCACCGTGTTTCAGGGTCAGGGCCTGGACTGGTGGGCAGACGGGAGCCTGCATGTTCGGATGCGGGATGCCGGGTACCTGCTCGACGTCCCGCTGCTGACCCTCTACGGCGGGACCGGCGGTGCGGATGGTGGCGCCGAGCTGGCCGGCAAACCGATCCGGCAGACCTATGGCCTGTGCCGTGGCGTGTCCGGCGATCTGGTCGACGCCGCGCGGCTGATCTACCGGTGCCACGACCGGCTGATGCAGGCCGTGGATGCCGTCTACATCAAGGGCGCCCCGGTGACCTGGAACGGCACCACCTACAGCAGCTACGCCGCCCTGGCCGCCGCGTCTGTAGCATCAGGGCAGTATGCGAAGTGGCTCGGCTCGGACGGGTCCGGCTGGAGGCTCGGGACCGGGCCGGACGGCACGCCCACCGCCGACGTCCGTGGCGATGCGGTCGGCGGTTACGTCTCCGACACCGCGGGCGTGATCCGGCGGCTTCTGGAGCGGGGCGTCCCGACCTCGGCCCTGGCGCTGTCCAGCTTCGCCAGCATGGCGGGCTACCTGCCGGGCGTGATCGGCTACCACGTCGCCGCGCAGAAGGACATCAGCGCCGCCGCGACGGAGGTGGCGGTGGCCGCCGCCGCGTGGTGGGGCGATGCCGGGGACGGTCTGCTGTCGGTCGGCCGGCTGGCCGCGCCGGTCGGCGGCGGGCTGTCCTTCGGTGAGGAGCAGATCCTCGCCGAGCCGGAGCCCATGGCGCTTCCCGGCGCCATCGGCCCCTGTGTCTGGCGGGTGGAGGCGGGGTACCGGCGGAACTGGACGCCGCTGTCGGGGACGGACATCGCCCCGGTGCCTACCATCGCCACGGAGCAGCGACGCCAAGAACTGGCCGACCAGTCCCGGCGCACGGCGGTCGGGCTGGTGGAGCGGCAGGCGCGCAACCAGCTCGCCCAGCCGCTCACCGTCGAGACGCTCTTCGACAACGAGACCGACGCCGCCACCCTCTGCAACAACCTGCTGACGCTCTACGCCGCCGGTCGCCGCTACTACCGGGTCCCGGTCGGCATGGCCGGCTACCTGCCGCGTCTCGGCGACACAATCAGCGTCACGTGGCCGCGCTGGGGACTGGCCGGCGGCCGGGCTCTGCGCGTCGTCGGGCAGCGTGCGCAGGGGCGCCGCGTCGATCTTCTCTGCTTCGGCTAATCGAGGCCAAACGAATCGGAGGTGCCGCATGGGCGGCTTGGTTGATATCCCGCTGAGCCGCCTGTCGGTGGCTCGGACGGGCACGGCTACGCGCGTCAACAGCGCGGGCGTGATCGAGACGGTGGCGGCCAACATGCCGCGCATCAGCAGCATTTACGGGACGGTCCTGCCCGGCGGATCGTGGGACAGCAACGCCGCCGCCGGACTGAACAGGGCGACCAACACCGAAACCTTCGCGTCCGGCTGGGGGACCACCGGCGCCACCATCGTCACGACCACCGTCCCGGCGCTCGCAGGAGGCCTGTTCCGTAAGATCGCAGAAACCGCGACCACGGGGTTGCACGCCATCGTGCAGGCGACTGGCTCGTACGCCGTGGGCCAGCTCGTCACCGTGTCGGTCTTCGCCAAGGCGGCGGAGCGCAGCCAAATCGCGATCACGCAATTCGGCGAGCCGTACGCGGCGTTCGACTTGTCCAGCGGCAGCGTGATCCTGTCGTCGGGCCTGCCCTGCGGATGCGTCGATTACGGCGGCGGCATCTGGCGGTGCTGGGTGACCTTCACGAAGACCGGGAGCTCCGGCGACACCTACATCCTGCCTTGGGCCGGCGGGCCGACCTACGCTGGTGCCGCCGGCTCTGGCGTGCTGGTCTGGGGCGTGAAGGTCGAGGCCGGGGGGCTCGCCGGCTACGTGCCGGAGCAGCCTGTCAGCGCCGGGCTGCTCGTGGAGGAGGTCCGTACCAACCTCCTGCCCGCATCGGGTGCGATCTATGCGGCGCCCTGGTCGGCCAGCAATGGCGTGGGCGGGGTCACCGCGACCGCGACCGGCACCGCCCCCGATGGCGCCGGGCAATGGGCGCAACTCACCGCCGGATCGGCAGGCGGCGACTGGCGGGTCAGCGGGTCCGCTGTGTCTGGTGGGGCTCGGGTAACGGGAAGCATCTATGCTCAGCGGGGCAATCAGCCGCTCGCGCGGTGGCAGCTGCATCTCATTGGAGGCGCCACGACGGGCCGCGCAGTGAGCTACAACTTCGACACCGGGGCGGTATCCGCAGACCCCGGCGTGACTGTGACGGTCACCCCAGCGGCTGGTGGCGCGGTGCGCATCGCCGCGACATTCACGGACGACGGCGACTCCGGCACGGTCACGCCGTACCTGCTTCTCCACACCAGCCTGACGGCAGGCGACACGACGCTCTATTGGGGCGCGCAGGTCGAAGTCGGGGGATGGGCGTCCAGCTACATCCCGACGACCGCGGCGGCGGCCACGCGCGGCGCTGATGACGTGACGATGCCAGCGGGGGCGTGGTGGTCGGCCACGGCCGGGACCTTCGTTGTGCGCGCCTGCCTCAGCGCCCGCAACACCTCTGTGCTGCAGGGCATCGCGCGCATCGATGACGGCACGAGCGCCAACAACATCCGGTTCCGCGTCACCACCAGCGGCGGGTTCCAGTATGCCGTGACTGCGGCCGGCGCAACGGTCGCGGCGAACACCGCCTCCGACACGGTCGTGGCGGGGTCGCCATTTCGGGTCGGCGTTGCCTTTGAGGCTGGAGCGCAGCGGGGCGCCCTGAATGGTGCGTTGCTGACGGCAACAGCCGGCGCTCTGCCGAGCGGCCTGACGACGCTGCGGCTGGGGCAGGACATCGGGGCCGGCTACCTCAACGGCCATATCCTGCGCCTGGAATACGCCCCGCGGCGGCTGTCCGATGTCGATCTGCAGGCCGTCACGGCCGGGGGCGCGCTGCCGGTGGTAGAGACGGTCCCAGCAAAGGGAAACTGCCTGCTGTCCTGGGTCAATCTGGCCCAGCGCTCGGCCACCACGGTCGCCAGCACCTCGTCGGCGGCTGGCCTGGGGCCGGACCGCCTGAAGGACCCACAGGTCAGGCGACGGATGCGCACCGGTCCGGGAGCGATCACGGTGTCGCTTCCCGTCGATCTGGGCAGCACACAGGAGGTCGGCGTCCTGGCGCTGCTCCAGCCCGACGACGCCGGGTGGATCGATGCGGACGGTGAGGCGGTGGGATATCTGGACCCCACCTCCGACACGATCCGGCACCGACTGGATGCCGCGACCACCGGCACCGGGGCGCTGTACGACAGCCTGTACTACCGCCCGTCCGACTATCTGGTGGATACGCTCGACCTGCACTTTGCGGCTCAATCGTACCGGGAATTCCAGAACGGGCTCGGCTCCGGCGTCGTGCGCGGCTACGGGCTTCATGCCCACATCCTCCCCGCCGCGGTGCAGGCCCGGTACTGGCAGCCAGACGTCGCCTTCCCGTCTCTGGGCACAACGCCGGGCTATCTGGACCTTGGCTTGCTGTGGGCCGGGCCCGCGTTCCGACCGTCCCGCAACTTCGTCTACGAGTGGGGCGACCGGTGGGACGACCTCTCCGACGTGACGGAGGTCCGGCGCAGCGGTCAGGAGTTCGTGGATCGCGGCCCGAAAAAGCGAGTCCTGACCTTCGCTTTCAAGTCCTTGACCGAGCCGGAGGCCAAGGTCGCCATGACCGAGCTGGGCCGCATCGCGGGCACGTCCCGTCAGGTGCTTTTCATCCAGGAGCCCAACGGCCCGTACATGGGCCGCCAAGCCATCATCGGGCGCCTCGTGGAGGTAAGCCCGATCACCCAGACGAACTTCGTGCAATTCGAGCGGGTCTTCCAGATCCGCCAATCCCTGTGAGGACGCCATGCTTTACGATCGGGTGGAGCAAACCACCATCGCAGTTGGGACCAGTGCCCTGTCCCTGATCGCCCCGACCGATGCCAGCCGGCGCAGCTTCGTGCAGGCCGCGGGGTCAGGGGCGCCGGTCTTCTACTGCATCGAGACGACCGATGGCCTGTCCTACGAATACGGCATCGGCACCTGTACCGCCGGCTCACCGGATACCCTGACCCGGACGACGGTGCTGCTGTCCAGCAACGGCGGCGCGCTGGTCAATTTTCCGGCGGGCACCAAGCGGGTGTTCTCGTGTCTGCCGGCGTCCCGTGCCGTCGTGGCGCGGGCTTACGTCGCCTTCGGCAGCGCAGGCACGATCCTGTCGTCCAACGGCGTTTCCTCTGTCACACGCAGCGGGACGGGGGATTACACGGTCACGTTCGCAGGGGCATTCCTCAACGCGAATTTCACCACCACGGCGGCGTCCTCTTCGACCGGAGGCGGGGAGCATGCGCTGCTGCAGCTCGGCGCTCGGACCGCCACGACGGCGCAGATCCTGTTCGTGCGCCGCGATACCGGTGCGTCCGTCGACCCTCTGTTCGTCTGTGCCGCCTTCTTCGGAGTCTGACCATGCCGATCATCTATGAACGCGACGGCCGCACCGTCATCGTCCACCCCGCGCCGGGAGTGGACGCGGAACAGATCGCCGCCACAGTGCCCGAAGGCATCGAATGGCGCATCGTCAGCGAGGAGGAGGTGGCGGCCATCATCGCCGCTGAGGCGCCCCCACTCGCCCCGGCGCCGCCGGCCATCAGCGACCGCCAGTTCTTCCAGGCCCTCGCGCTGGACGGCTACATCACCCAGGCCGAGGCCCTGGCCGCTGTGCGGACCGGCGCGCTGCCTCCCGTGCTGGCCGACCTGCTCGACCACATGGACGGTGATGAGCGCTTCGGCGCCGAGATGCTGCTGAGCGGCGCCACCGAGTTTCGCCGCGACCATCCGATGACCGTTGCCATCGGTGAGGCCCGCGGGATGACGCCGATCGAGGTGGACGACTTCTTCCGCCGCGCCGCCGCGCTCTGACCCCGCGACAACATTCCAGCCCATCCCGACCGACCCGGCCGCCGCGAGCGGCCTTTTCTATGCCCGCGCCCCGGGCCGCAGGAGACCACCATGAAGCTGCCCCACGTCGTCGCCCTGGCCGCCATCGGCACGGGCCTCCCCGCCGCGGTCGCCCTGGCCGATGATCCCACCGTCAACGGTCTGATCGGCTCCACCATCCAGGCCCTGACCGGGGCGCACCCCTCCGTCCAGGCCGCCGCGATCCTGTCCGCCGCCGGCCTCCTGGGCTGGCGGATGTGGCTGAACCGTCCGCAGCCGGCCAGCCATTCGATTGACGAGGTGTTCGCGCTGCTGAACAGCCTGTCCGAGCGGCTGGACGGGCTGCAGCAACGCATGGACACCCACATCGACCAGCACGACCGTCGGGTGGCGTGATGCCGGAGCCGGCCATCCAACCCGACGCCCAGCAGGTCGCCATGCAGGCCCTGGCCGACTGCGAGGGCAGCAAGGACGACGCGCTCCTGCTGCTGGCGCACCTCCTCATCAACGCGCGCCGGGGCATGTGCTCCGGCTTCCTGCGGCTCGGTCATACACCAAGCCGCTGAAAAACCTTGCGATTTCTCCTTTTCCCGAGGCCGCCTGCCTCTCCACCCATCGAACTAAGGAACCGGCCATGACCATGCCCGCCGGCGCGGCGATCCCGCGCGACATCCACCCCGACGCCCTGGCCCTCGTCCGCCACTTCGAGGGCCTGTACCTCCGGGCCTACCTGTGCCCCGCGGGCGTGCCGACCATCGGCTACGGCCACACCGCCGGGGTCCGGATGGGCCAGACCATCAACGGCCTCCAGGCCGAGGTCTTTCTGCGCGCCGACATGGCCGATGCCGCTCGCGATGTTGACCGGCTGGTGAAGGTCCCGCTGACCGATCGGCAGCGCGGGGCGCTCGCCTCGTTCGTGTTCAACCTGGGGGCCGGTGCGCTGGGCAGCTCGACACTGCTGCGCCTGCTGAACCAGGGCGACTATGACGGGGCGGCGGCCGAGTTTCCGAAGTGGGTCTACGCCACGGTCAACGGCGTCAAGAAGCAGCTCGACGGGCTGAAGAAGCGCCGGGCGGCGGAGATGGCGCTGTTCGAGGCGGGCTGATGCCTTAGTCCCAGGCGGTCCAGGCCCGCAGCCGGCGGACTATGACGGCTGCAACGTCCAGGATCGTCGCGGCTTCGGCTGTCGTCGCGTCGGACCGGATCAGGTCGTCAACCCGCTCATCCCACCACGTCGCGTTGTCGATGTAGCGGTGATGGCCGAGTAGACGGCGGACGCGCTTGATCGCCGCGCAGCCTATCGGGAGAGCGAGGGCGGATGGGGCTTGGCGGTGTTGCTCGAAATGCTGGGTGAGTTGGTAGCCGCCGGGGCGTGACGCCATCGTGGCCAGCCGCTACAATGTCGGCATGACTGATCCCGCACCCGCCTCCGCCAAGAAACGATAGCCGCGGTAGCACCGTCCACCATCGGACGGAATGCGCCGCGGCATCGAGCTTGGAGAGGCACGATGTTCAAGGATATGAAGCGGGCGCGCCGCCGGCATGACCGTGCGCGCATGGTCGCTAAAGCTGCTCGGTTGCGGCCGTGGGCTGCATTCCCGCAGAAGGGCGCCGACAATCTCGCGTCTTGCAGTTGTTGGATGTGCGGAAATCCTCGGCGCCATTGGCTGGAACCGACCATGCAGGAACGCCGAGCGGATCAGGCGGCCCAGGCAGATGATTAAGCGCCAGAGCACGGCTTGCGGAGCCTGATCATTGCGCCTACTTTCGACCCCGGCAGGCCTGCCATGAGAGCGGAAACGCTCGCCTGCCTCCGCCGGGGCGAAATGCAGGATGGGCTGCCGCCGCGGGGTTCGCCGACTTTCCTGACACAAAAAAAAGCCGGCACTTCGCATCGCCCAGCTTCTGGCAGCAACGCGCATGGTGCCTCGGGGCCATTAAGTCAAGTCGATGACTTCTTCGACAAGGTAGTCCCGCATCGAGCGGCATGACGATGTATCGCCACCTCGAAGCCTTGTCTTGGTGGTGGTTCAGCACGGCAGGCAGCCACCACCTTCAACGTCTTTCACGTGCGGTCTGATGATGACCCGCGGCGCCGCGGGCGACGTCGGGCCGGACGTGGCCGTCCTGCAGCGGGCGCTCCAGCGTTGCGGGTTCCCGGCCATCGTGGAGGACGGCGACTTCGGGCGGCGGACGGCCAACGCGGTCGAGCAGGTCCAGGCCGTGCGCCGGCTGCCGGTCACCGGGCGGGTGGACACGCGGACGGCGATCGCGCTGGGGCTGGTGTGAAGGAGGGGGAGGCTGATGCAGCAGGGCTAAGCAAGACAATGCCAAGGGTGCCATGCCCTTCCGAGACAGCACCACCTGCCTCATGAAATCATCGCGCGTCTGCAGCCCTTCAGGAGAGCTGCTGTCTTGGATCTGGCCGGGCGACTGCGGTACCTCTGTCGCGCAAGGCGCCTTGGTTGCGAAAAAGCCGTTCTAACTCCTGTGGAGGCTGCAAAGAGAGGGGCAGGTACGATATTTCCGTAATAGCTTCGATCGACGCAGTGCGTTAATGGTTTGTTCGGGTCGGCGTTCAGTCTGCATGGCGCAGAGCAAACCTGGGATGCCTTCAGATTAGGCAATAGAAAGGGAGGGAGTCGTGTCGGCTAAACAGTTCCTAGCGCTCCTGAACTCCCACATTGATGGTGACGAGGAGCAGTTCCTTTCGGTTGCGCTGCAGGTGGCGGCCCTTGAGGCACGGCAGGGCCGGACTGAGGACGCCGACAAACTGAAGCGTCTGGTGCAGAAGGCGCGAGACCAGCGACGGTCGGGGGGGGGCGGGCAGACTCCTATCCCTCTCGCGCGTCCCCGTGCCGAATTACAAAACCTAGTCGAGAGCACCTATCCTAAGACCATCCTCTCGGACATGGTTTTGTCCGAGGAGGTGGCCAAGCGCTTGGTCCGTGTCGTCCGCCAGCAGAAGGAGAGGGTGGCGCTTCGAGACCATGGCCAGAAGCCAGCGACTCATGTCTTGCTGATCGGCCCTCCGGGTACGGGCAAGACGATGACGGCATCAGCGCTTGCGGGCGAACTCCGACTGCCCCTCTTTGCAGTCCGTTTGGAGTCTTTATTCAGCCGCTATTTCGGGGAAACGGCGGGGAAGCTCCGCTTGCTCTTTGATCAAATTGCCCAGGTGCGTGGAGTCTATCTGCTTGATGAGTTCGACGCAATTGGAGCGCGACGGGGCGATTCCAACGATATTGGGGAGATCCGGCGGGTGCTGAATTCGGTACTATCCTTCATGGAGGAGCCGAATTCTACGGACAGCCTTGTTGTGGCAGCCACGAATCATGTTGAATTCCTCGATGAGGCGCTCGCCCGTCGTTTCGACGAGGTCATTGAATATACTCTTCCGGAGACCGCTGCAGCCCGTGTAGTCGTTGAGCGCCGCCTCGGGAAATTCAAGCTTCCAGCCAAGGCATGGGCATTGCTCGAAGACGTGTTGAGTGGGCTTAGCCAAGCTGAGCTGGTCCGTGCCGCGGATTCAGTGATTAAGGATGCAATCCTTGAGGGAGCATCCAAGGTCTCTTCTGATGCGCTACGAGAAGCCCTGAAGGGACGGCAAATGTTGAGGGGTAGGTTTCAGCGGCTGCCCAGCTAA